CATTGAGCGTGAGCGGGGCGACATCAACTGCCGCGATTACATCAAGCAGCACTATCCTTGCTAATGGTAATTCATCTAAGATTGGATACAATACTGGTGCTGGCGGGTCGGCTACTCAAGGCGCAGGAGCAAAGACCAACCCTGTTACGATCAATCGTCCTACTGGAATTATCGTAACCGATAATGCTGCCCTCGCGTCCGATACTACCGTTACATTCAACTTGAGCAATTCGGTTATCGAAGCTACAGACATTGTGATTGTAAGCCACATCGCTGGAGGAACCCTTGGTGCATACAACTTTGCGGTAGCTCCAGCGGCAGGCAATGCGAATATCGTGATCCGCAATATCACCGCAGGAAGTTTGTCTGAAGCACTGACATTGCGCTTTATCGTAATCAAGAGTGTCAACGCATAATGCCAGCAGAAGGATCAGTCTTTGATGGATTCACAAGTATCATCGCGCAAGACGCAGATACCCATCCATCGTATTTACCAGAGTCTGTAGTATCAGAATCGGTAAATAGGACATTCCGAGGCGGAATTAACCGGACAAGGCCAAGCATTCGGAACATCCCGATTATCGCAGGAGATGGAGAAGGCGAGACTATCGTTAACGATATTCTTGGTGGTAGCTTCCAAGGTGCGTATCCATATCGTTCAACCAATTTCAGAACGAGCGATGGTATCCTGCTATCGGTATCTGGGATTATTTATTTTCTGAAGATCGTAAACAACCGAGCATTTGCCTACAAAATCATCGAAGGCAACGATCCGGGTATGATGCACACATTCTTCGTGCAAGCTGAAGATCGAGCGTATATCCAAAACGGCTACCAGAATGCCATAGCATGGGATGGAGTATTAGGAACACTGACCGCAAGTGAAATCCAGAACGGAGACTACTGCGAGATTGTATCGGTTGGAACTACAAACTTTACCTTGATTGGCGCACCATCCAATACAGTTGGAGTTAAGTTCACAGCAGTCATTACAGACACTCAAAAGGGAACCGGAACTGGCACAGTAAAACTTCCTGCCTACCGACTGAACCCATACTTGGCAAAGATGCCGATTGGAACAATCATGGAGTATGCTTTCGGGCGAGTCTTTGTTTCTGATAGGTTCAATCAAATCTACGCTTCGGACATCATCTATGGCGGTGGGTTTACTGACACGAAGAATACGGAGAACTTCACAGAGATAGGATACTGGGCAGAAGGTGGCGCGTTCTCCACTCCAGCCATGATGGGGAATATAACAGGGATGAAGGTCATGCCACAGATTGGAACCAACCTCCGTGGGCAAGGTGAGCTTGTCGTTCTCACTGGTAACGGAGCATTCTCAATGGATGTATCTATCCCAAGGTCACAATGGAATACATCAAACATCCAGCGCATCTCACTCCTTGGGCGCGGATGCACATCGCCATACCTTGGACTCGCCAACTCTGAACTTTGGTTTAGATCACACGATGGTTGGGCATTTTACTCAAATAGCCAATCTGAATTTGCGCGATACTTTTCGCTTCGTAAACTCTCAAGGGAAGTGAACAAGTGGGTAGAGAACGATACTCCTTGGCTGAAGCAATTTGCTTCTACAATGTTCTTCAATAACTACATTATTAGCACGGTAGCTCCACAGACCTATCGAGCAGCAGGGGTAGAAGGACTGAATCGCTATCATAGGGGAATGGTAGTTCTTGACCTTGACCAATCATCTTCACCCGCACCAGACGCACAGCTTTCTTTCCGCTGGAATGGCATCTGGACGGGCTTTAGACCAACTCAGCTACTCACAGCATTGATTCAAGCTGAGAAGCGAGGATTCGGGTTCTCGTTTGATAAAGACAACAAGAACCGACTTTACGAATTTACAACGAGCCAAGGCGACGATTACGGCCCGAATGGAAGCAGACAGATTGATTCCTTCTTCACTACTGGAAGGTATGACTTCAACCGAAGCGGGGCAACAAACAAGTTCCTTCGCAAAAAGATTACTGGTGGAGAAATGTGGATGAGTGAGATTAAAGGTGAAGTAGATAGCTATGTCGATTTCCGCGCTGACTCAAATCCATGCTGGTCAGAACTCAAGGTTCCTACGACTTTCGGATGCAACCCATGCTCACCAGTAGTAACTGAATGCTTCCCACAACGGGGAGGTAATCGCTACAAACGCTACAAGTTTAACACGCCAGACCCAAGCGAGTGTAATGACTTGGCAGGCATCCCATCGGTAGAGGGATCAGAATTCCAGATAAAAGTAAACCTAACCGGAGCAGCTACAGTTGACCGAGTAAGACTGATGGCAAACATCAAGAACAACGATGACTCTCCAGTTGGTGACTGCCCCGAAGAAAATCAAGAGTGTGAACCATTTTTGTGTTGCCAAGAAAAATATTGGCAATACAATATCGTAAATTAAGCTATGGACAATCAAGATTCATCTCCTGCACTTACATTCCCAAATGTTCCAGATGACTTCTGTCCAACTGGTAACTGGCAAAGTGTATTTCAGCAATTCATTGATGAGGTTCTTACTAACGGAACTATCAATGTGCCGGGATTGGGCGATGTAACTCCACAGCAAGTTGCTCAAATCAACCAAACGCTTGCTGACCAGCAAACGCAGATTTCGGCAAACACGACGAACATCACAAATCTTACTACGCAGGTAAATGCTATTCCGATAGTTAATGTTAGGCATGGAATATACTCTCCAATTGCGCCCGATGACACGACATCTATCGGAATTACTTTTAGTTCCCCTCTTCCCACTGCTCTTTATGGAATCTCATTGACTCCTATCTATGGTTCTGGAAGTCCAGCATCAACCCCTCTTTTTACAATTATCTCCCAAAACGTATCGGGATTTACATTTCGTGTTGATAACAATATTGCACAAATTACGAGTCTGAACTGGTTGGCGGTTCATTCTTCGACACCATAAGCCATCACAAAGAAAATAAACATATGACACCACTAAAAGGAACTGATCCTAAACTCGTCAGCGGCGGCGCACCTACTCGCGGCATGATCCGTGAAGGTATGGGCAATATGCCCAACTTGGGAAAAAAGAAGCCAAGCATCTACACGACTGCTGGCACTCCCAAGCAAGGCTACCAGAAATAATTATCGGAAACGATAATCCCTATGGCTGATACCCTCGAAGAGATGGTGGAGCTTGTGAAGGGGTTTTGCGGAGACTCTGGCACTTGTTCATACGAGCGCGGAGTTAAAGCCGTAAACCAAGCAAGGCGACTACTTTGGAATAAGCGAGCATGGACTTCGCAAGAAGAATACGTCCAAATTTGTTGCGTGAACGATTGCTTCACGCTTCCAGCTCGATATGAGCAAATCAAACTTGCTTGGATCGGAAATGAGTCAGCCAGCCTCGCTGATGAATGGTTCAATGCGACCAACGCTTTTGCTCTGCAAGCAGGTAACTCATGCCATAGAGGAATTGTAGAAGTAGGAGGACTCCACGTCCTCTTCCGCGACTACACAACGCATCCATATCAAATTGGAGTAATGGCCGAGGAAGCTGAAGACATCGGCGTAGAGTTGATGTTTGAAGCGCAAGACCAGTATGACACCTACCACAAAGTTAAGGTAACTACCGCCAATCCTCCAACGCTGGCGAAATCCGATCTTCTTGTGAAGGGGATTCGGTCAGTAACCAAGCCAGTAACTAAAGGCAGGATTCGCGTGTATGCCTACGATACTGCATTGGAAGCAAAGACGCTGATAGCAATCTATCAACCCAACGATGCTCACCCTACATTCCGTAGGTTCAAAGCGCCGAGGACGTGCGAGTGTATTACGCTTTACGCATCGAAGAAATACTTTGATTTGACTGACCCGAAAGAGTTGGTTGAGTTTATTCCAGATGCAATGATCTATGCTGTGCTTGCATTGAACTCGCGTGAGAATCGTAAGGCGCAAGAGTTCTTGAGTAACCTGTCATTGGCCGTGCAGGAGCAAGAGAAGGAAATGGAAGGACTAGAGATACCAACCGCCGCTCCAATCCGCTTTGCTAACTATAGTCGGGCAGACAACCTAATCGGTGCTGATATATTGTCACCAACACCCAACGATTATTTCCTCTACCGATGACGCTGACAATTCCAGACAAGATTGAAGCAAAGAGCGTAATTGGATATGGTGATCCAAACTACGAGCTAAACTTGATGGACTTGGAGATTCTTAAACTTCCTCCAAGAGAATGTCCGCTGGTTCACAGGTTCACGCCGGGTATGTATATTCGGGAAATCTATATGCCGAAGAATACAATTCTCACAAGTTTGCTTCATCTCACTACGCATCCATTCTTCGTGATGAAAGGCGATGTGACTGTCTGGTATCATGGTATCCCCGCCCACCGCTACAAAACAGGCTACAGTGGCATCACAGAAGCAGGAACGAGGCGTTTGCTTGCTACTCACAAAGACACAATCTGGACTACTTGCCATGTCACAGACTTAACTGATCCAGACGAAATTATTGACAGCATCACTTCAAGAGACTTTAATCCTCACATCGCCAAGGAAGACCCAAGGGTGCAGAAGTGGCGGCATAACCGAACCGACTTAATCAAATGAGATTCCTTCAGCATCCAGAAGATTTACTTTTTAACAAACATCCAATGATGTTTCACTCCAGCGGATTCGCTATTGCTGCTGGCGTGGTAGCGGTTGGAGCGGCGGCAGGGTCAGCGGCTATCTCAATGTCAGCGGCAGATAGGGCAAAGAGGGGTCAAGGTGCGGCAGCGGGAGCATTTAAAAAACAACAGAGGGAAGCGGTTGGTAAATTTGAAAAGGGCCAGAAAAAAGTTGGTAAGATGATTAAGGAGGTTCAAGCACCTCAATATAATCTTGGATCAATGCTTGGTGATGCTGGTCAAATTTCAGATTACTATCAACAACAACTTGAGCAATTTCAGCCCGGAGCAGCACAGCAACGGCAACAAGCTCAGACTCAAATTGGGCAAGCGATGGATGTTATCTCGCAATATCTTAAAGGAGATATTCCTCAAGATGTTAAGGAACAGATTACACGCAATGTCGCAGAGAGTGCAGGAGCGGGATTTAATCCAGCAACGGCAGGAAGGGCTGGTGGTTTCCAAGCAGCGCAAGGGCAGATGGCGCGTAACCTTGGGCTAACTTCACTTGATATTCAAAGGCAGGGACTGGCAGCAATGCCAGCAGTTCAAAACACAGCAATGAACTGGCAGCAATTAGCAAGGGCATTCACAGCAGAACCACTCGATGTAGGAAGACTACAACTTGGCTACCAGACTGCCCAAGCAGAAGTCGGCTTGCAAAAAGCAAAGATGACAGGTGATATGTTCGCAAATATCTACAATGCTCAGTCTGGATTGGCTACGCAAATCTACGGAGCGAATAAAGAAAACATCGCCGCAAGTTACGCTGCACAGCAAGCAGTCGGCCAAGGAGTCTCTGACATTGGTAAGGCTACCTCTGGTGCGTTGATGGGCATGAGTAGTGTTTATGGTCAGATGGGGGCGGCTGGCGCAGGCGGAACAACTTATGGTTCATCGGCTGCGGCACAACAAGCGGCTCCATACGCTGGAAGTATTAGTCAAGTTCAAGGAATGGGATATGTCCCAAGAGCAACAGCAGTATAATTTACTATGTCTATCGCAGAACTCATAATGCAGGGAACCAATCGCGCATCGGAATCTACCGCATGGGTTGGAGATTCTTTGGCTAAACTTGGTCAACAAGTAGGTGCATCATTGGCTCAACGCGAGCAG